TGACTGTCAGTCAACGCATAAAACAACCTTTGATGCTGGTTATTTAGTACCAGTATATGTGGATGAGATGCTCCCAGGCGATACATTTCGCCTGAATATGACGGCATTCGCCCGTCTTGCAACCCCACTATATCCAATCATGGATAACATGCATTTGGATTCGTTCTTTTTCTTTGTACCAAATAGATTAATTTGGAACAATTGGCAAAAATTTATGGGTCAACAAGCGAACCCAAGTAGTTCGATTTCGTATGTTGTACCCCAACAAGTATCACCATCTGGTGGATACGCTATTGGATCTTTACAAGATTACATGGGATTGCCTACTGTTGGTCAAGTAACTGCTGGAGCAACTGTTTCGCACTGTGCTTTCTGGCCACGTGCATATAATCTTATATACAACGAATGGTTTAGAGATGAAAATTTACAAAATTCTGTTCATGTTGACCTTAATGATGGTCCTGATACTTCTACTGACTACGTTCTTCTTAGACGTGGTAAACGCAAAGATTATTTCACTAGTTCACTACCTTGGCCTCAAAAAGGTGCTTCCGTTACACTTCCATTAGGAACGTCGGCACCAATTTCTTTTGATGGCAGTTCAAGCGATCCAATTAGTGTGTATAGCACTGTTTCAAGTGGACAACGTGCACTAGTAACAGGATCAGGATTAAACCCTACCGTTACAAATGTATCGGGAACAACAGGAGGCATGAGCCCACTATATGCTGACTTATCTCAAGCAACTGCTGCGACAGTTAATCAATTACGTCAATCCTTCCAAATCCAAAAATTGTTGGAGCGTGATGCACGCGGAGGCACTCGTTATACTGAAATTATTAGGTCACATTTTGGTGTTATTTCTCCTGATGCTCGCTTACAGCGTCCCGAGTATATCGGGGGTGGATCAACCAATATTAATATTAATCCGATCGCTCAAACGTCGGGTACTAATGCTAGTGGAACTACTACCCCTATGGGCACACTTGCTGCTATGGGTACTGCCTTGGCTCATAACCATGGCTTTACTTACTCGGCTACTGAACATGGCGTAATTCTCGGTTTAGTGTCTGTACGTGCCGATCTTACATACCAGCAAGGCCTTGCTCGTATGTGGAGTCGATCAACCCGTTACGACTTCTATTTCCCAGCTTTTGCAACATTAGGCGAACAAGCTGTTTTGAATAAGGAAATTTATGTTACAGGTACTTCTGGGGATAATGATGTATTTGGCTATCAAGAACGCTGGGCAGAATACAGATATTATCCTAGCCGCATTTCAAGTTTGTTCCGTTCTACTGCTGCTGGAACTATTGATGCCTGGCATCTTGCACAAAAATTCACTGCTACACCTACGTTGAATACAACGTTTATACAAGACACACCACCAGTGAGTCGAGTGGTAGCAGTTGGTGCATCAGCTAACGGACAACAGTTTATTTTTGATAGCTTTTTTGATTGTAAAAAAGCACGACCAATGCCAATGTACTCTGTACCTGGCTTAATAGACCATTTCTGATTATGTGGGAAGGAATAGATGGAGTAGCTTCTGCTGGTGCCAATCTTATTGGCACTCTGATAACTAATAGAGCTAGAGCTGATCAAGCTGCCGAAGCTAATCGTTTTAGTGCTGAGCAAACAAAAAATCAGATGGATTTTCAGGAGCGTATGAGAGAAACACAGTATCAAACTTCTGTAAAAGATTTAATGGCTGCTGGTCTTAATCCTATGTTAGCTTATACTCAAGGTGGTGCTGGCACACCCTCTGGTGCGAGTGCAACTGGTCAACAAGCACCTATTCAAGATTACGGTGCTGGTATTTCATCTGCATTTCAAATTGGTGCAAACATTCGAGCTGATTTAGAAAAAAAAGAGGCTGAGACTGTAGAAAGTATTAGCCGTACTGGTGTAAACGATGAAAATCGTAAGTTATTAAATGCTCAAACTATTTTAGCTATATTAGAAGCTCCAAATGTATCTCAAAAGTTAAAAAATTTAGCTCAGGATGAGTTATTAGCGAGAGCTAGAACTACTGCTACTAATGCTGAAGAAATGTCCAAGAGATTGGACATTATGATTCGTACTTTAGGTGATGTTCCTGAAGCTAAGAGTAAAGGAAAATATTTTACTCAATGGCCTAATGCTTATCAGGCCAAAGAACAATCACAAATTGCCCATAGTGCTGCATCTGCAGTGGGCAATATTGTAAGAGGTACGTCTAATATGTTTAGACCTACCGTTAATGATTCAAGACCACCTTCTAATCGGAGATAAAAATGTCAAAAAACGCTGTTTTTTTACGTACACCCTACAACTATGACCGAGATGCTGCAACGAATGAGTCAGGGTTGCATTGTGAGGATGCCTCCCTGGCTCAGCAGCATTTCAAAGAAGAATGTGATATCAACACAATTCTTCAAAAATTCAATATAACGGGCTTATTGCCCGAATCACCATTATCGCCACGTTATGGTGATTTCACCGGTATCGGTGACTATCATGGTGCTTTAAACCGCGTTATCGCCGCTCAAGACGAATTTGAGGCATTACCTGCCCAAATTAGAGCTCGTTTCGATAACGATCCATCTAAATTAATCGACTTCTTGGAAGACGAAAATAATCGACCAGAAGCCGAGGAACTCGGATTGGTCGAAAAAGCAGCTGCCGATGTCGTAGAAGCTGTTAAAAATACCCCTGAAAAGGCGGCCGAATAGGCCGTAGCACAGTTACCTTACTTGATGTAACTGTGCTAGGTGACACCAAACCGCAAAATGTACCAAAAAGGGAGATTATTATGATGTATAGAAAACCAGTTAATAAATATCGTTCGGCTAAATCTTTTAGACGTAACGCAAAACGCACAAAATCAGCAAATATGAGCAAATCTCCACAACGTGGAGGCTGGAGGCTCTAAAAACCTCCAGGCACCTCACATGCCTTGTTATTACCCATTAAGAGCATATCAATGCTCAGACGGTCATATCGTGTTTTACGAAAGTAAAAGACACGATACCGTTAAAACGCTGTCTTTGCCCTGTGGCCAATGTGTTGGCTGCAGATTAGAACGCTCACGTCAGTGGGCGATTAGATGTATGCATGAGGCACAAATGCATACACAAAACTGTTTTATAACCCTCACTTACAATGATGCACATCTCCCAAGCAATAAATCATTACACTACCGAGACTTTCAACTCTTTATTAAAAGATTACGAAAACGGTACCCTGGACGCAAAATACGTTATTACATGGCTGGTGAGTATGGCGAAAATTTCGGCCGACCTCACTTCCACGCCTGTCTCTTCGGAATCGATTTCGATGATAAGAAATTATGGAAAAGGACTTCCGCTAATTCTATGTTATATACATCCAGAGACCTTGAAATATTGTGGCCATTTGGTTATTCCTCCGTTGGAGACGTTACTTTCGAATCGGCGGCCTACGTCGCACGATACATAATGAAAAAGGTAACAGGAAAAAATGCAAAAGAACATTACACAGAGATTGACCCTGAATCAGGGGAAATCACTACACGTAAACCCGAGTTTACGAAAATGAGCCTTAAGCCTGGAATTGGTTACGAATGGTATAAACAATACACTTCCGATGTGTATCCTCACGACTATGTGATAGTTCGTGGAAAAAAAGTCAAACCCCCAAAATACTATGATAAAAAATATAAAATAGATCAACCGTATGAATTTGACGAATTACTTTACTTTCGAGAAAAGTCTGCTAAACTCAATTTTGAAGATAATACCCCTGAGCGATTACTTGTAAAAGAACAAGTAGCAAAGGCAAAACTTCAAAAACTTAAACGTAACCTCACTTAAGGATATTCCTCATGAAATTAGTACTATGTACCGTAAAAGACCGCGCAGCTGATGCGTTCGGTCGTCCAATGTTTGTTCCTTCTGTTGGTGTCGCAATTAGGAGCTTTAGCGACGAAGTTAACCGCTCTGACGCTGACAATCAGCTATTTAATCACCCTGATGACTTTGATCTATATGAATTAGGTGAATTTGATGATAATACTGGACAATTCGCTTTACATGATCAACCAAAACTATTATCTTTAGGGAAACAGGTAAAAATACCTAAAGAATGATTTAAACAAACCGACTCAAAGGAAGTATCTTTGGGTCGGAATAAACCTAGGAGCTCGTTAACATGCATCGCAATCAATCGGTAAATGTTCATCAATTTACAATGATTCCAAAGGCCGATATTCCTCGGTCGTCGTTTGACTGTCAGTCAACGCATAAAACAACCTTTGATGCTGGTTATTTAGTACCAGTATATGTGGATGAGATGCTCCCAGGCGATACATTTCGCCTGAATATGACGGCATTCGCCCGTCTTGCAACCCCATTATATCCAATCATGGATAACATGCATTTGGATTCGTTCTTTTTCTTTGTACCAAATAGATTAATTTGGAACAAT